AAATTACTGTCCCTAATTCCTTAGCAGTTGCTCGAACATTCTCTAGAGCCTGTGGGTTTAACGCCTTAGCATCTAGTCTATCAATCATTTCTAGTAGCTTAGAGCTTGCACCAGCTGAAGCTTCATAGTCTCCAGCAAAGTCAAGATTTTCAGCATCTTCTGCCTTTTTAAGTGCTTCCGCCAAGCCAGCTACTCCAAGATCCTGCTTAAGTCTGGCTAGGACTGTGCGGTACTTTCCTTTAGCATCTCGAGGTTGGTTAACTCCAGAGATGTATTTAGCAGGTTCTCCAGTAGTCGGATCGATTTCGCCTTCTGGAGCATTAGGCTTTCCCTTATTGGCTTTTACTTCTTCGGCAGCCTTGATCTCTTCCTCGGTTTGCTTATCGGCTTCAGCCTTAGCATCCTTTAGTTTCTTTAGGTCAGAGTCAGAGATCGTTTCTGCTTTTGGGGCACCAGCCACCACCGCCTCACCTGCGGCAGCAGTAATAGACGCACGCATAGATGCTAGTTGCTCAGCTGCTTCCATGGATTCTGCATTTTTCCAAGTACTAGGGATTAACGCTTCCTGCTTAAGCTTACGAGCCTGCTTAATAATGTGCTTACGGACAGCACGACGTTCAGTGGCCTTAGCCCGTCCATATGCCTGGATAGCATTCTTAAGGTCTTCTACATCGCGAATCGGGTAAGCTCCATCTGGCATAGCCTTACCCTCTTTAGCTAGGGCATCGCGCTCTTCTTGCGAGATCTTAGCTAATTCAGCAACAGCCGCAGCAACTAGGGCCTGCTGCTGAAGTTCAGCGGCCTGGGCTTCCAGTAAGTTGCGTCTTGCTTCTTCTGCTCTAACCTTTAAGTTAGGAGCGGATGCTGCAAGCTCGCCTAATAGATCAGCTTTTGTTGCCAGGGTGTGGACAGCCTGGCTCTTCATTAGTGCCATATAGCTGGCACCAGCAGCAACTAGGGCCATGATCTTACCTGATGCAACCATTGCGCGTGCTGTCGGGAATCCTGGGACATTTACCTGGCAGATAGCAACTAGTTCTAGCGATCCATTGATTGGACGCCAGTCACCTGAAGGAGCAGATGCACGTAGTGCACGGATTTGCATCTCCTCTAGGTTAGGACGTAGGGATCCAGCGCACCAGATGCCGTATTCGTCTTCACCTACATGGATGTCTGCCACTGCAGATGCAGTGTCGTCATAGTGTCTAGCTGCTGACACTGCGTCTGCATTTAGAGGAGCGTGCCCGCCCGCTAATGTCAACTGTCCGACAGCAATGTCGGTACCATTGTCTGTACGGACAACACCAGTGTGAAAGTACGCGTAGTTGCTACGTGAGCGTGGTGGCTTAGTTGCACGTGGGAGCCCGATGTGGTTAACATTCCAAGCAGCAATGTGGCCATAGACTCTACCGCTAGGGTCAACAGTAAGTGGGGTAGCACGGGTAAGCTTAGGGTTCTCGAACCAGTCGGTAGGAGGTGTCATCGGGATCTCGTTGTCTAGGAATCCAGATGCTAGCATCGGCTCCATATCAGCGAAGTCGACCATAGACTCCTCATAGACGCCATCTTCTGGGGTCACGTTTTCCTCCTGGTCCCCGTTTTCTTGCAGTACAATAGAGCATTCTTGAAATGCAGGCTTAGCTACAATTGTAGCAGCCATTATGCGAGCCTTATTGATGGTCAGTTTATCCTTACCCATGACATCTGCATCTTCTGCATTTTCTGGCTTAGGGGCCTTATCTTCTCTAGCTTCGAACTGGTCTAGATCCACTGATACCCCACGTAAAAATCCGTGACGCACTAGTCTCTCGGCTTCACGCCCGTAAGGTCCATTATCAAATACTCCATGAGCATTACCTAGACCGCCGTCTATGCGCTCAATAGAGTCAATGCGGCCAACAACTACAGAACCATCATGGCCAGCACCAGTTTTGATCTGCCATAGTAGTGGTAGGGGTAGGTCTCTAATCGAGATAGCTCCCTCTTCAAACTTTCTGCCATCGCCAGACTCAATGCCCTCTGGTGCGATCATTGGAATGTGGAAAGCTGCTCCAGAGGTGGTGGTTGCTGCAGAAGCAACTAGGCCCATCTTGTTTTTAGCATCGGCTGCTCTAGCAGATAGCATTGCCTTCTGAAGTATGGCCTGCTCGAAGGCGCTCTGTGACTCGTACAGTGAGTTAAACGCTTTTCTATTTTTATGCCCTGGGTTCAGTTTGCTACCTGTATATACTCCAGTAGCATCCTTGTGGCGGAGCTGGCAGTAGCCCTTTGCGCGAGGGCCCATGTACTTCGAGAGCTGACGCACGCAGCGAGTCCAGTCACCAGGAGTGCCCCAGCGGATTTTAGCGGCACCCTTACCATGGGTCCAGTAGCGTCTTAGTTCTTCTGCATTACCGCGATTACGATCTAGCCCGCCTGCAGCGGTTAGTGCGTCGAACTCATCATCGGCACATTTAGATAACTCGGCAAGTGCAGCAGCTATATCATCGGCTACAGCCCACGAGTCATCGTAGATATCATCATCGCTATTTAGGATATCCTCGATAGGCATAAGGAGGTCCTCATTGGTGACCTTTGTAGGTTCACCAATATTTTCTCCCCAGACCTGCTCCATAAGAAACTCGTTGTTATCCATTAGCACGATCTTTCTTTGCATGAGTGGATGTATAGAAGCCTAGAGCTTCCTTGTGACGTAATTGGCAGTAACCCTTAGCGCGAGGACCTAGGTGCTTGTATAGATGCTTGACGCAACGCTTCCAGTCCCCTGGCTGCCCCCAGCGGATCTTAGCTGCTCCTTCTCCGTGTACCCAGTAGCGGCGAAGCTTCTCGGCATTGCCACGGTTGCGGTCTAGACCGCCAGCGGCTAGTAGCGGCTCTACGACTCGATCCCAAAATAGTCCAAAATCGTATGCCGAAGCAGCCACGGCAGGAGAGGCAGCATCTGCTTCCTTAAGGACATCGTTTAAGACTTCCTGGTCATCTAGTTCAACTACAGGTGGAGGAGTCGCAGACTTGAGATCCATCAGCACCTGGTCATTGCGCTGCCATTTAGCAGATTCCCGTGTGTATGCCACAGTCTCGGTCGACTGAGAGCTAGCAGGGACCAGGGCGACTATGTCCATAACAGCAGATAGGTCATCAGGCGAGACTATAGCTAAATATTTAGGAGTAACATCAGACTCTTTCGGGGAAGATATCTTTGTGCCCTCGCCAGCTGCAATAAGGCCAGATGCTCTAATCTCGCTATCCTTTAAGCCGTGTCGATCTTTAACGAACTTGCGATCGTATGCTTTTAGTCCAGAGAATCTTTTGCCAGACTTAGTGACACCAGAATCTGGCATCAACTTATAGTCTCTAGAGTTTTTATAATAGCCTGGAAGCCCGTTGATGAAGTCGTGAATATCCTTAGTGGTCATCTTAGGCAGTGTGCCTGGGAGATGAGCTATCGGAGAGTTAATAGGGGTTCTTGGCTCGCCTAGAATTTTATCAAACTGAATTGGAGGTAGAGTGTCCTGAGCAGGGGACATAGATGGGCCATCAAATGATGACTCTGCCTCTGTGAACTTAGGGTCGACCGAGATAACCTTACCGCTATCTAGTCTGACTCGAACCTTACCGCTATTTGTGTCTATATCGGTAATTGTACCTGACCCGCGCTTCTGGTCTCCGCCAACTACAGTTCGGCTTCCGACCTTTACAAACAGCCCCGAGGCGTCACGTGGCTGCGCCGAGGTGTTCTTAGAGCGCTCTTCAGGAGTGTAATTTCCGTCTGTAGCAGTAGGAGATGACCCAGCTGCAGTTATGACACGATCAATCATGTCAATATCTTCTTCTGCCAACCCATCAGCCATTAACCTAGACTCTTCTGGGTCAATCTCTTCAATTAGGACTGGCTGCATAGGGCGTTCCTGCATAAATGCAGAAATGATCACTGCAGACGACGGATCGATAATTACATGATCCTTGGCAATTAGGTCATACGGATCATCTAGGGCCGCATCGTATGTGTAAACGTCACCATCTACGTGACCTAAAGTATCCCATCCGCAGTCGTCCCAAATTGATACCGACCCGTCGATATCGATCTTATATAGGCGATCAATACCTGATCCATCTAGACGGATTCTAGCTAAAAACTCTGGGCCTACCGCCAAATCCAATTCATGCGCCAACTTGAATGGGTTGACGTCTGCGTCATAGCCGTTCTCGTAGCCGTATAGTTCTATATCATCTTGGTACCCAGGTAGGACATAGCCAGTAGCAGTAACCGAGCTCTTATTGTCTCGCTCTACGATTGCACGTGACCAGCGCCAAGCTGCGTCGCCTCCCCAGAGTGCCCACGCAATCCTGCCATTAGACGGGAAGTTGTCTTCGCCAGGTGCCCATCCTTTGCCCTTTTTGTCGACTTCATGGCGAGGAAAATACTTGGCAATATGGCGAATCTTTTCTATACCAATTTGACCGCCCTTGGCGAGGGTTCGTGCGGTATTCATACCTACAGGAGTTCCACCACGCTTGTGCTCTTTGTGCCAATCCAAAGCTCTTTGCGCTTCTTCTTGAACTCCAGCTGGGATGGTGTACATTCTATCCCCACCCGATGCGATAATCGCGCTATCAAGCGGAGCTAGAGCTGCTTTAGCTAGCTCTACAGTAGTATCGTCAACTACAACACCTTCAGCAGTGACGGTGTCAGAGCTAAGTAGGGCTAAAACTTCTACCCTAGACAGGTCTTTAACCATATTAAGCGTAGTGTCAATGACTACCTGCTTATCATTGCTAGCGAAAAATGCTAGTTCACCATTAGAGCCTAGGAACTTGAACATTAATTTTCGCCATCCACTGGCTCGTCTGTGGTTGAACCACCACTATGAATTAGCTCAGCGTAGCTCTTTAGCGTCTCTAGGTTAAGCTCGCCTTTGTCAAATAGCTTAATGGCCTCGTGATTTGCGTCGTCATAGCTGTCGAAATCAAACGAGTCATCGATAACCTTTTGATCGGTACCCCAGTCTAGCTGGTACACATCGTGGGACAACAATTCACCATAGACTCCAGCTTCCTCGTTAGACGTGAAAGTCCAATCAGAGTTCTCGCGCTTGGATACGCCGAGCGGGAAGTAGCATAGTACCGAGTCAATAGACTCGTTTTCTGGGTTTACGTAAAACCACACATCAAGAATGCTGCTTTTTGCCATGATTTATCTCTCTGCTACACCAACTTGACCAGTGATATGGCTAAGTCTAATTTTAGCACTGTTTTATATATTGTTATTTTACTTACCGAAAAGTTCTCGGTATACGATCTCCTGAGTCGCCTCAGGGAACTTGAATAGTAGTTGGTCTAGCTCATCATCAGAGATTTTAGAGATATCTATTACTACCTCTTTAGCTTGACTTAGGCCAGTGACATCATCGATTGATACCCTAAATATTGTATTAAAGTTTCTCTCTGGCTTGTCCATTAATCCCGCTCCTCGATCCTAGTCAGCCAAGCTCTAAGCTCTGGGTTAAGATTCTCGAAGGCAGGCGGATTAGTATTAGATGGATCCATTATTAGACGAATCTCGTTGAAGATGAAAGCCTTGTAGTCATCCGATCCAAAGATATATTTGACTTCGGAATTCCAATCGGCAGACGGGTCCCATGTCTTACCGTCTGCGCTGTAGTAGTCCGAATCTTTGGCGCTCGACATAGCGTAGCCAAACCTCTGAGAGTACTCTGCGCGTAATTTACTAATTTCAGCCATAACCCTATCCTATACTACTTGCTTCCAGCTGGAACCATCTTCAGCATTCCTCGATCTAGTACAACAATGTAGCTTTCACGTCTATCTCCGTTAGGGTTAACTACTTCAATTCCTTGGAATCCAAATATAGCTGCCAAAATAGTTAAGTCATACTCCACTGAGCCGTTGAGGCCCATCTTGTGAGCCAGGCGGGAAATTTCAGCTCTTATCTCTGCTTCAGTTGCGTCTGGAGATACCTCATTAAGGACAACTTCTCTTAGTAGATCCCTATATAACTCGCTGTGGAATCGCTCAATGTTGAATCCAGCATTTGCAGAATTAGGGTCAAAGAGATTTCCAGTCCCGCTGCTGGAGTACACGTATACCTTTGCATCAGGCTTTACCGACATAGCTATGGCAGTGTTTCCAAAAGTATATGTCGTTGATTCCTTTGTCGAAGCATACTGTCCATCACCATAGATACCGTACCCGTACCATGGCATATCTAAGGTTCGGAATTCATCATGCAGCTGATTAGCTGAAACTTGATGTCCATCTCGCTTAATGGCGCTCACTGCTCGGAAAATCTTGTACTTATCGTTAGGGATATGGTCAACAGTTTCTGGCTTATTAGATGTAAACCCGAAGAATCTGGCTAGCTTATGTACCCTACTTGACCCATATTTACCACCCTTTGAGTACTCAGAGCTCTCTGGACCGTTGTATTCAGGGATATTTTGAGCATCATCATCTGCCCAGACTAGGTCTAGGAAGTTGAAGAACTTTTTGTGGGACTCGGTCTTGTAGGTGTCACGCCACTTTTTGTTGATCTGAGCCTTAGTTAATCCCTTCGACTCGAGCAATGCTAAGAACTCTGGGCTAGCATCTCCAGTCAGAAGATACTTAGCATATTGCTCAGCGAAGTTCTCCGATGGACTCTGATCACCATACTGACTAGCCCCATCAGAAACTTTGAACTTCTTCATATCTGCAACTAGTGATGATCTACCACTGTCCTTGTCCGATCCCCAGTGTTTGTACATCATCAGGTGCCCAGTCTCGTGGACAATGATGTGCTCGTACGCTGAGTTTAAGGATTTGACATCAGTAGAGTACCAATCTGGATTGAAAGATACATCATTTGCGATAGCAGTAATCTTCTTTGGATATAAGAATACTGACCCATCGGCAGCTGGGTGCGCTGTAAACGCAGCGTCATTCTCGCCTATCTGCGACGCCAATGATTTAGGTAGCTCTGCGCCATTACCTAGCGCGTGGATTGTTATTTTATCCTTATTGAACCTATTAGTTCTGGCCTTCCTAATACCGCCAAGGATTGCAACCAGCTCTTCTTCAGAGGCAGCTGGAGCGTAGAGCGGACCGCTAGGAGCGTCGGTGTCCATGTGAACCAGGATGTCAGCTTTATCTGCATCCGAGTATAGTCGGATATGTGCCGTAGCAGGCGAGCTGATCATCTTTTTAGCTTTAGCAATTGCCTTAGCCTTGGCTCTAAAAGTTGCTTCCGCAGAGTGCACGTTTAGGTCTTTATAGGCTGCTTCAAACTCTGCTTGATAGCGGTCGATAATCTCTAGTGCACCTTCAGCCTTCCAATCTCCGCCCAAGGCTGAGAAGGAAATTCTTGGAATAACAGATCTAATCTCTTTGGCTAGTTCATCTCTGACCTGATCGAATGTCTTCGGTGACGAACCAGATCTATTTTTATTGTGAAGAATGCCAGCCACTCTAGCCACCTCTAGTGGTGACATAAATCTGTCTGCCTTGACTAAGTCCAATGGTGCCGTGTACGCATTGCTGGAGTCAAACGAGTTATAGTGGAACTCCAATAGAGCCTTAAGTGCGTCAACGTAGTCTGACGTACTACCATCAGCTCTGGCACCGCGGACATCCGCTACTAGCTGCTCTAACTTATCAAAGTCATGATCAGCTGGGATAGTCGAGTAGATATACGACTCTATAGCCTTTAGGTCATGCCAATTAGGGTCGATTGGTGTGGTTCTAGGTCGACCAGGGCCAGGGCCAGCGTTCTTTTTTAGTGAACGAATTCCAGATAAGTCGAACTTCTTGTTAGCAAGGCTAGGGGCCACCTTAGGAGTAGGGGCTGAAGCTGGTGTCCCATCTTGTGGGCCAACTGCAGCCCTATCTATTTTGGGAGGCGGGATTCCCCTAGATCTACAATCTCTAGCTGCTCATCGCCGCTCTCATCTAGGTAGATAACTGCCCAAGCTTCAGTGCCGTCATCAGCCGTCACCTTCTGAGCCTCTACGAATGTTCCCAGATAATCACCGTCTGCGGTATACCACGCATCACCAGCAGCTAGGTCGCCAATGTTGCTCTCTGCAGGAGTTTCTTCAGCTGCAGGCTCCGATAGGTCAGTGCCCTGAGGGGTAGCAGGAGTTGAATCTGCCTGAGAGTCAGAACCATCAGTGCCGTCAGAACCTAGGTATGGCTGTGCGGCATTCTGGTTGGTAGTGTTTAGAGGTGCTCCAGCAGGAACATCCTGGTTGTCATCATCCTGCTTCTGTGAATCACCAAAGTCAAGAACGATGTTTCGTGCAGAGCGCAGGTCGTCATTCTTAAGTGACGCCTTGTAGTCTGTAGGGGCCGAGTCCTTATCGTGCATGCTTAGCTCTGTATCTAGGTCATCCCCTAGGACATCCATATACTTAGCACGTAGCACTCGCTGAGTTGTATCAGCAAACTTGACTGATACGATATCGTCATAGCCCTTCTTAGGAGCTCTCAGGGCTACTACCTCACCGATAGACCATTCGCCGATATTGTTCCAGTAGCGAACCTTGTCTCCAACCTTAAGGATGGTCTTACCATCCTTAGATGCCCATGGTCTGCGCTGGATATCACGCAGGTCTAGGCCGTCTGACATGATTGCCTTTTCAATGTTATTAGCCAGAGGAGCTAACTTGCGACCCTGCGGGGTGCCATTGAACTTAGATTTAATCTGGTCACGAAGTGTGTTGATTAGGAGGTTGCGTGACTCCTCGTTATCAGGGAGGCGGCCCAATAGCTGAACCATGCGCTCCTGGAAGAGCTCGGCATCATCTGCTTCGATAGCTTCCCATGCGCTGCCGACAAAGCTCTGAAGCTTCGTTCCTCTAGACTTTCCTTCAGCCATATTTAGCTTCTCGGCTCGTCCATTTAGATACTTACGAACTACTTCTTCAGGAGTCAGCAACTTGAAGTTAGAGTCATCTAGCATGTCGTCAGTGATCGTGGTACCGTCAGCCTTCTTACCACGGTAATACATCAAACGCTTAGCTAGAGTGGACTTATCTCCAAAGTAGTGCTCCTTTTCGCGGGTCCACTTTGCTCCTGGCTTACCAGGTACACGATCCCCGAGCATAATGTCACGGAAGACAGTAACTCCGTTACCTTCACCATAGATTGCAGCGAATGAGTCCTTGTAGTCGTAGTGATAGAACGACTGAGTCTCTCCAGTTGTCTCATCGGTGAAGCTGTACTTCTCCATGTACTGGTTACCGTGAGTCTTAGAGACTGCTACCTCGTACTTGTAGTTCTTGCCATCCTTGTCGGTGAACGATCCACGTTCAAGGATAATATTTCCAGCTTTATCTACCTTAGCCTGAGGGTTCTGCTCGAGTAAGGCATTGTAGATGGCGTTAGGGTCCTCTACCTTTACCTTCTTACCCTTATTGTCTCTACCGAATACTGGATTACCATTCTCGTCGAATAGCTGTGCAATAGTAGTCTCTCGTAGTTGCTCCTGAGGAATAATGTTACGAGGAATATCCTTACCATCATCCTGTCTACCCTTAGGGATAGTCGGTAGGGTTGCCTTAGGCTTAGTTGTCTTAGTCGCCTTAGCTGCTGGCTTAGTTACAGCCTTAGGTGTAGCAGGTACAGCAGGTGCAGCAGGAGTTGCAGGTGCAGCAGGTGCAGCAGGAGTTGCAGGTGCCTTAGTGGCGGCAGGCTTAGCCTGAGGCGGAACATCGATACGCGAGATTTTAGCGTGGTCTGGTATTCCATTAGGGAATGCTCCAGCAGCATTTACTGGACCACGGCCAGTGCCATCATCTACAAATAGGTCCCAGGTGCCGCTCAGTGCACGCTTCTTTGTGGAAATAACCTTCATAGGTCTATTCTGTAGAACTACAAAATCTCCTGGCTGAAGGTCAGCAAGACCCACCTGAGAAAGTTTGACTGACGGCTTAGTTGGAGGAGTCGATGCCTTGTCAACAAGCTGGTCTACTGAAGGGACATCTCCACCATAGAAAGCATCAGCATATGCGTCCGATACAGCTGAATCCACGGGATCACCAGAGACATCTACACCGTCAACGCTGTTTACAATGTCAGAAACCTCTGCGCCCTGAGCAACCTCCATTGCAGGTGGGAGCTTAGCTAGAGGCTCCTGGTCACGCTCGGCACGCAGTGACTTGTCTTCTTCTGGTGATAGTCCGTTAGTGGCTAGGTCAATGTCTAGAGCATCTGCAGGCTTAGGGTCCATAGACTCTAGTGACTGAGGCTGGTTTGCTACATCTGCTGGAAGGCTGTGACGTAGATCTGGGTCGATACCCTTGCTCTTCAAGAAGTTCTTGTCTAGAGTAGCTCCAGTGAATAGCTCGCCGTTCTTCGAGTTTACAGTTAGTACGGTATTTGGCTGGATGCCATAGTGCTCATACCCACTGCCTACCAGCATACGGATCTGGCCTGGCTTGTCAGTACCACCGATAGCCTTACCGCGAATGTTAACATTTCGTCCACCAAGCTTAAGGCCAGCGAATAGTCGAGCACCCGTGGTGACCCATCGGCCATACTTGTCACGAGGCTGAAGAGCGACTCGGGCTCTACGGGCAGCTGCCGAGTTACCGTCAGCTATTAGTGGAAGATTGTCATCAAACATTGAGCGTCCTTATTAAGGTTACAAAGCTAGTACAATTCTACCCCATACGGTGACGGGGTAATTAGTTGTACGAAATGGAACTTAGTGCCGCTTCTAGGAATTCTGCTGTATCGTCTGACAGTTCTCCATTTTTGGCAATAAGCGTTAATCTGGTATTGGCATGAAGCTGCTCTATATCACTAGACTTCGGACTAAGAGCAGCGATAATTGCATGCTGAGCCTGATTAGTGAGCTCTGGAGCTCCAGAAATCCACTTAGCGGATATCTCCAAGTCATTGAAACCGTTGTGCGGGTGACCAGCGGCTAGCAGCGAGGCATATCTGTCTGCAAACTCTAGATTTTCATTAGCGATATATCCCAGGGTCGCATACTCAGAGAAACTCTGAACGTCGAATCGAATTGCATCCGCAATTGCATCGTGGTCGTTCAAGTATGAGTAGTATTCGGAGGCCATCTGAGCCACCTGGATTACTGCCTCAGGTGTGATTTTACGACTACCTAGGACCTTATCGTTGAAGTATGACGCTGTATCAGCAAGCTCGTCTGGGGTGATATAGTTATGCCACTTAGACATTAGTTATCCTCTACTCTTTTAGGTAGTAAATCGGCATCTTGGCTCGAGTATAGGTTAGCAGCTAAATTGAAAGCCCTCTCGAATGGCTCTTCATGCGAATCTACAGCACGCATCCATGCAGCTCGTATGCTAGGAATCGCGTTATAGCCTAGCCCAGAATACTCAGCGAGTGCGAATATAGCGTGTTCTGGAGACTGGTACATTTCTGCTACTGGTAGCTTTACAGTAGCTGCTGCAGTGATAGCCCTGTTAACGGCTGCAGCTGCAGACAACTTATCGTCAGCGTTTCGCAGTGGCGACTTAGGGTGAGTAGCTGGTAATAGGTCATTGTCAGCAGTGTACGCAACATTGGATGGTCTACCAGAAGCTAATAAAGTTAGGAACGCTCCAACCCTAGACATAGCCCAAGCATGGCGGCTCATGTCTACACGCTTAATCGCGTTGTACGCAGTTGCCCCTCTGCGGTACACAGCGGTGAGGGCTTTTGATGTGGCAATTCTACTAGCATCTGCGGCTACCGACTTATTGTGCGCAGCTTGCATGCTGCGTAGGGTATTCGAAACATCACCAGGAAGTGACATCTGCTTATCGCTAAACTCAGGTGCCACTACATCCTCTGAAACAGGGACTGAAGCAACAACACCATCTACATCAGCGATCGCTGTCTCAATTTTTAAAACATCTTTCAGGTAGGAAGACATGTTAGCGGACTCCTAAATGTGCCTTGATCTGCCAGTTCCACTTTTCAAGGGTGTCGATACGTCCAGCCAGATAATCAGCTAGGCCCTGGCGGTTAGCTTCACTAGCTGCGGCAAACATGCCGTAGTGACATTCGATTAGGTGGGAGTTGATCCTTAGCGCAGAGTTAAAAAGCTCTGCAATCGACGCCCCATCAATCCTCTCCTCGTTGATGTGAGACAGCTCTAGAAAGTCCGTCAATAGGTATGGAGCTGCTACGCCCATTTTTCTGATGTTCTCAGCTAGGTCGTCAATCGATGAGTCATAGTCTTCATACAGCATTGCGAAAAATGCATGCTGCTCACTGAAGTTAGGTCCCATCACGTTCCAGTGGTATCCATGTAGGAGGAATTTAGCTACTACAACATCAGCTAATACCTCTGCCAACCGCTGAGATAGTTCTACTTTAGAGTGTTCCATGACTTATGCCCCTGGCTCTGCTAGTGGTGGTGTAGTAGGCTCCGCTGCGGCTGGTGCCTCTCCACCCTGGAGCATCTGGTTTATCTCTGGTGGAATCTCTGCTCCAGTGGCCTCGGAAGCCTTCTGACGAACGGTAGACATCAGCTCTGGGGCAACTACTGCAAGCATGGCTTCAGTTAGCTGAGGCGTAATCATACCCTTGTTGAATGCCATTCGAAGGGCGAATTCCTTAGCATCAGGAGCATCAGCAGACGAGAATCCGTGAGCGCGACGCCATGCATCGAATGAGACTGCCATCTTATCGAATCCAGCGTCAGCATCTGCTGCGCGGTCATTGCGAGTAGCAACCAGTGATGGGTCGTACCAGATGCAGACGTTCTTAACTTCTTCCGCGTCATAGCCATTAGAGATCAGATATGGGCGTAGGTACATAACAGTGAACGCATCAACAATGAGTAGCATCAGAGGCTCGATATGCGCCTTGTAGAGGGCCTCATCGATCTGAAGAGCGTTAGAGTACTTAACGTTCGCTAGACCCGTCACAACGTCCTTAGGGACGTCTAGGCCCTGCATGATGCGCTCTAGTACGCGGTCAGCACGCTGAGCGAGGGCTGGGTCGAATGAACGCTCGAACTTGAACTGCTTGATCTTGTCGCCAAGCTCTGCAGGACCACGAATGATTAGCGGAACAACGGCGCTCGCAGAGTCCTCGTCCTTAATCGGAGTGGTCATCGCATCGATCAGCTGATCTTCGAAGTCGTCAGCGGCTTCTTCAGGAGTGTAAGTTTCGTTGTAGTTGCCGTCCTCGTCATACGGATAGTCTGGATCTGGCCCAGCAGCTACTGAAAGACCGTCTGGCAAATAAAGAGCACCAGCGTTGAGGCGTGAGCGTGCGGTGGCGCGGAAGGTGCGGTTCAAAAGTAGAAGTTCAGCGCAAAGGTCTAGAAGGCCACGTAGCGAGCTGTCAGCTTCCTGAGTATATCGAGGGTGTGATCTCCACATGCGCCCGACGAATGCGCCCTTAGGCAGTAGCAGTGCATCCTTATTGCCACCAGACATCATTCCGCCGTTGCCTGACTCACGGCGCGCATTGATTACGTAGTTGCCCTTCTGGTCAACCTGAAGTTCATCTACAGATCTAACATCCCATGTCTCTGGAAGCCCCGAACCAATTCGCTCAGGGATCTGAACTAGATAGCACTCACCAGTAACCTGCAAGTTCAGAGCGGCGTCCTTAAGAAGACCTGCCTGGCCACCAAAAGCTGAGCTAAGCCTGTCCAGTGCACGCTGAGCAGCGGCGGCTAGCTTAGGGTCAATATTTGGCAGACCGTCAATTGGAGCTGGTGCCTCATTAGGGTTGTGCACACCAGCTGCATATAGTCGAATTCGAGAAACCACAGACGCCACTAAGTTAAAGGCGTACTTGATTTCACCGATTGAGTCGTAATATTCCCAAGCTTCTGTCTGCCAAGAAGTAGAAGCGGACTGGCGGCGAGCTTTAAATAGCTCTGCTTCGCCCTTGTCTTGAAGATTTACCTGCGCAGCAGCTGCGGTCAGTGGTCGAGGTGCATTAAATCCCTGTGCTTCAGCGTACACTATGCCGAAAGAATCAACAGAGATGCCTGGAGCCACTCTAGTAGCGTTCTTAGGGGCCGTTGCGCGAACATTTGGCCGCGCTTCAGACGGTCCGCTGTTGCTTTTCTTGAAAATTCCCAAAGGGGACTCCCTCTTATCGTTCAATCCAGGTCGAAAGTAACCCGATTACCGCAGATATGGCCAAGACTAATGATACCACAAGAGTCGGCAGGGGTAAAATTAGCAGCATAAGTACAAATAACGCTGAGACCCAGAATCCAGTGCACCAGTTGCAGGTGATTAGGTATCCGATCCCCTTGCTAGGCGGAAATTTATTCCAAATTCTATTCCTGATACCCTCGAAAACGGTGTCTGTAGTGATTAGTCTCGTTAATCTGAATGCTGCCAGAGAAATGATAACAAAATATGTCAGTGTTACGCTCATTAGTCCCTTATCGAGTTAACTGTGTTGTACGGATTCCACCCACGAAGGCGTGATCCACATCCGCATCCAGTGTCTTTCTTGAATGCTAGCATCTTTCCGCTCTTAGTGACTACCCTAGAGTCCATTTTCTTGTCTTCGGCTGCCTCGAAAGTCTCGTATTTCTCTTGAAATACAATTTGCGGCCCAGAATCGCTGTCTTTTGCAACAATTACAGTATTTTCAGTGACAATTACCCTAGTTATCTCTAAATATGTCGATCCAGGGGTAGGTTGATAGCTTTTTAGCTCGGATACATCATCTAATTTGCCTGCAGCGATGGCTGCGAGGTGGCAGGGGAACAAATCTAGTAAAATCTTCACTATCTGACCTTAAATACCCTTCCACCTCGGCTAGAACCGCTACTTGGAAGCCCAATTTTACGGTCTGCGAAGCTTTTTGCACGTAATTTTCCACCAGAAAAGCCTGCTGGTGGCTTAATTAGTAGTGCAGTAAGCGCGTGGACTAGTGCATCTACTCGGTCTGGCGACTTTGAGGCACTTTCTGGGATCCAAGAGTACATCTGTGACTCCAAATCTTGCAAATATCCGACATGGTGGACACGAGATTGCTCATATGCGAGCACAATTGGCTCTGCACGCAGTGCTTTACCGTACTTTGAGTGGACTTCTAAGACTTTAATGCTTGGATCAATTGAGAGTATCGCATTCTTGACCAGCGCACCACCTTGATTGACCTCAGCAACAACAGGGCAGCCCCATTTACGAGCCATTTCCACAACTTTACGAGCCCAAGTATCTGGAGAACCATGGATAGTAGCGTCTTCAAGAACCCACGCCTGTCGTTTATAGAGATCTGCTTCTGAAGTTGACGCACATACGACAATACCGCACTCGTCACGCGGATTTTCCGCGACGGATGGGTCGACCCCGATGACTCTGAGAGGGGTACTAGGAGGATAATAAGATTCTCTAGCACTCTCAACCATCTCTTCATTCCAAAGAGCTCCTTCTACGTCGTCTAGCATTTCACCATAGAGTTCCTGACGCGCGAGAGATGTGCCCTCGTAAACGCCAGTAATGGTGTCTAGATAAGCTTGCGATAAGTTTCCAGCATTGTCAAGTGTCGAACCTCTAGTGACGACAACGTTAGGCTTGCCTCCACCTGGGCGATCGGTGCGAGACTCCTCGATAAGTTTGTAGAGAAGAGGAACGCGCTTAGGGGTAGTAGTTACAACCATCTGAGGGTGAGCACCAAGACGAGTACCAACGCGAAGGTTGTCGAAGGCGGTCATACCAGCAGCGTCAGGAGTTTGACGCCAAGCTGCGATCTCATCGCCCCATGCATGGGTGAACTGAGGACCACGGAGCGAGTCAGGCTCATCCGCGGTAAAGAGTGTAGCGGTATTTCCGTTAGGCCAAGTTAGACGACGCTTTGATGGCTCATAGTGTGGCTTTTCGGATGGTGGCGAGACGTTAATGATTCCAGATTCACCTTCAACGATAACGTCACGCACGTCAGCTGCAGTACGAGCAACTAGAGCGAAGCGTCGCTGACCAGTGTTGGTGTATTTAGCCTGTTCGCGCACCCACTCGGAGGCAAGACGGGTCTTTCCGAAACCACGACCAGCTAGAACTAGCCAAATATTCCAGTCATCTCCTGGAGGGCAAAACTGCTCAGGGCGGCCCCAAACTGACCAGTCCCAGACTAATGCCTCTGGATCCATACCAGCTAGCAGTAGCGCACGTTCATCTTCTGGAAGCTCAGCGAGCTTCTCCATAATGCTTTTACCCATGTAGTTAGTTTACTGCCTAATAACTTCGGACATTGGACGTAATGCTGAAACTGGTACCTTGTACTGAGGAACACCACGTTCATTGTCGCCTATATAGTGTTCTGGTATTGCAGCATCGACGCCCCAAATCCAACCAAGAGCGGTTATAGGCATCCCTTCATAGTTAGTCGAGGCACTCCTTTTAAACTTTTTCTCTGGTCCACCTACCAAGAAAGCATAAGGAAGTTTATTATTGTCAATGGTTCCGCTGTACCGCATGTGTGTTGGGGGTAAGCCATCATCCTGGCTGAACCCGTAGCGTACTTCCCAGCCGTAAACGTCAGGTTCTGACTTATGGGTGTTATAGCTAGGAATAAAGTTAGGATAGCCAATCATGGCCGCGAAGGCAATTTCCGAAAGAGCAGCGATACTGTGCTGCCAAGCCTCCCAGATGTCGCCTTCACTATAGTTACGATTGCGCTCGGGCTGTGCTAGATAGGGTGCCTGACGTAGGAATCCAACAGACGTAGCTACTGCTTCATCAAGAACGGTCGGGGTGTAGGAATATGTGTGCGACATATACGGATGGTATCAGGTTTTAGGTAATAATGCAAAAAGAGAAGTGCGGGCCCTCTGTACTAGTATTCTCAGGGACCCGCACTACTAGATATGTTTTCCGACCTCCTAGATTTTCGGTGTCTTCGGTTTATCTAGCTAGTGGCTTCTCGCCATTAAAAGTATATACCTAAAGCAGGGGCTCAATCTTGGCCAGGAGATCCGCTTTAGTGAGTGCTCCAGTGTGTCTAAAGGCCTGCTCGCGATCTTTAAATAGGATCATCGTAGGAGTTCCCGTGACGCCATACGCAGCAGCAAGTGTAGTCTCAACTGACGCGTCCAGCAGGAATACATTTAGTTGATCATCCTTGTCTCGATTAATAATTTCGAGCACTGGCTTCATCATCTTGCATGGGCCACACCATGGTGTGTAGAACTCAACTAGAACTGGCTTGCGGATTGAGCCTTCAAGTACGCCTTCATCGAATGTGTTCTGTGTAACTTCTCTTAACATTTTTATCCTTACAAACTATTTAGGTAGTGCTCTGCATCTAGTGCAGCTACACAACCAGAGCCAGCGGCCGTGATGGCTTGGCGGTAAGTTGGGTCAATCACATCTCCGCATGCGAATACGCCAGAGATGTTTGTCTTAGACGAACGTCCCTGAACCTTGATGAACTTATTCTCGTCAAGTTCTAGTTGATCGGCAACTAGTTCGCTTCTTGGGTCTGATCCGATTGCAATGAATAGTCCGTGAATTGGTAGCTCGCTTACGGAGCCATCAGCTGTGTTGACTAGGGTCACTGCAGTTAGTGAGTCAGTACCGTGAATAGTCGAGACTGCTTGATTCCACAGAATCTCGATCTTCGGGTTGTCAAAGATACGCTGTTGCATTGCCTTAGAGGCTTTGAAGGTATCCTTGCGGTGAATGACGTAGACCTTGGTGGCGAACTTGGTGAGGAAGTCAGCTTCCTCTAACGCGGAGTCACCTCCACCAACTACGGCAACAATCTTATCACGGAAGAAGAAACCGTCGCAAGTAGCACACCAGCTAACGCCGTGTCCTGAAAGTTCTAGCTCCCTGTCCAAGCCGAGCGTTCGATATTGAGCACCTGTAGAAATGATAACGCTCTTGGTCTCAAAGGTTCCACCCTCTGCGGTCTTAACAATCTTCACGTCTCCGCTTAGATCGAGTTCGACAACGTCGTCATACAGAATCTCTGTACCAAATCGCTCGGCTTGTGCTTGGAGGTTAGCCATGAGTTCTGGACCCTGAATGCCTTCAGGAAAACCAGGGAAGTTCTCTACCTCGGTGGTCTTCATAAGTTCACCGCCAACAGCAATGCTGGATGCGATCAACAACGGCTTCAGTTGGGCTCGGGCTGCATAAATAGCAGCAGTAAACCCTGCAGGCCCAGAGCCTACAATGACTAGGTCATGCATTAGAGAGTCTCTCCACCGATCTCACGGTTACATGCTGTGAGTTCGCCAGTCTGCAATGCATCAAGAATGCGAAGAGTTTCCTTCGGGTTGCGTCCAGTATCCAAGTTATTCACCGAGATGTGCTGAATAGTGTTAGTTGGGTCAACAATAACTGTTGCACGTAGCGCAACGCCTTCCTTGCTACGAACACCAACGGTGTCCACTAGGCCATTCGTGTACGAGTCAGTATCCTCATCCCAGGCTCCTCGGAAGGTATCAGCAAACATGATGCTTGTGATCTTACCTAGGTCTGGGTGAGCTTCCTTCCATGCAAGCTTGCAGAACTCATTGTCTGTAGAGCCCATCATCAAAATGGTGTTGCGTAGCAGGAACTCGGTGTTCAACTTATCGTATTCGATAATTTCAGTCGGGCAAACGAAGGTAAAGTCCTTCGGGTAGAACATGTAGATCTTCCACTGGGTAGGGAAAGACTTATCAGTAATTTCCTGAAAGTAGGTTCCATCATCAAGCGGGTCAGCGTAGACGCCAGTAACCTTGAAGTCTTCTACTTTATCGCCAATAGTTAGCATGCGTGATTTCCGTCCTCTCAACGGTCGTCGTAAAAATGATTCCATACTAAGAAGCCTAATCTAATCTATAGGCTTACTATTCCTGATTGCTAGGTAGTTGACAACAGAACGTGCAATAACGTCAGCGTTCATCAATGTCTCTTCGGCGTGGGTATACATAGTTCCGCCAGTCGGCTTAAAATTGAGCTCCTTGGCAGTTCCGTCAAGTAAATCTCCAACTCTAGCGGCAACTAGGGCAGCAAACTTTTCTTGCTGTACTTGCTTGTTATACATATCGATGAGTTCTTGCATTAACTTTCCTTCTACTCGTCTAGAGCTCGGTTGTCTTTGACAATCGGAGCATAGACCTTGGATGTAGCAGTAATTGGCTGCTTGTATCCATAGCGAACCAAACGGAAGCGCAGTGCTCCATGGGTAACGCCAAGGCGCTTAGCCAAACGGTAGAGAGTCACGCCTTCAACGGTGTGGGCGTGGTTAAGCAGCGAGGTATACTCTTCTGCTTCCTTACGATATTTAGATCCATTTGCACGAACCTGCTGCGCGTAAGGCTGAAGCTCTAGTAGACGCTTCAACGTTTCTGGTGATGGTTCAACATACTTCGGGCCAACCTTCTCTGGCTTTAGAGGAGGCTTAGGGATATCGATACCTAGGTCAAAGTCAAACTCGTCTGCAAGTCGTGCGACTGCATTGGCGATCTGACGAATACGCTCGCGGGTAAGTCCAGATGCATTCGAGATTGCTTCATACGTCCAGTTTGCATCAACTAGCGTCTTGATTAGCTTGTCTCTACGGATATTATCTGAGATAGATTCAAACTGTCGCTTGATATCCTCTGGTAGACGCTGATTCTTCTTGATGTAGTTTTCAGTTTCACTCATGGTGGTTGTCATTTCTCTCCAAATCTATTCTATGCTACTTTTTGAACCGAGAGCGCCCTGTGGCTTTATGCTCGGTAAGCACTACCTGATATTGATCAGATAGCAAATCTTCTACCCTTGATCCAATCTTTACGTCGACAATATTCACCATCGACTCCAGTAAATAGACCATGCGCTCTACTTCGGAAACTTCTGCCACCTCTGGGCACCAAATCTCAACGGCGCAATCATCCATGTCGAATAATCCAGAGCTGGAGATCGAGTCTCTTAGCTCATCGTAGGTATTTACGTTTATGGTTCTTGTCACTTGTGTCATTCTCTCTCTTTACTGCGGTGTACTCGCTGAATTCTATGTCAAAGATATCGTCAGGCGGTCCAATAAACGCAACTATGGCAGCTAATACTCCAATAACAAGACTGAGAAGTACGGCAACCGCAAGTGCAGATAGTCCAATCGCAATAATTGCGAATAAACCTTGGCCAACTGGCTCAGGGATCTCGAATTGGAAGGGCTGCATACTAGTTACTGTTGTTTCTTGGTGCCAGAATCGCCAATGAGATGGAAATCAATGCCAATGGGATTGGTAAGGCTTGCTGAGTAGCTGGAATAACTGCCGTAATTAGCGATGCTACAGCTGCTACAACGGAAAGAACCGACGTCCATATGATTGATCGAAGAAATAGATAAAGCTTCATGTTTTATCGACCTGTATCCTCTGGGTTGTCTTTCTTGCCGAACTTTTCTGGGTAAATAACACCTAGGAGTGGACCTGGAGTGCTCTTGATGTGCTGACGGATTCTATAGTGACGCAAAAGGTTGCCTACCAAGCGATAGATTACTGGCCCTGCAATTAGAGCCACTATCACGAGGTAGACAACCCCTGCGTATGTGCTGTTTGTAATGTTCATGTGAACAGCATAGCACTAGTAGCGAATATATGCAACCTTGCTATTTTCACCCTTGGCGAATCGTGAAACAGACTCTAGAACGGTGTCATCTTTCGGGTTACGAGCATGAATCATCATGCCTCCGCCAACATATATCGCAACATGGAACGAATTCTTCGATCCTGGGTAGTAGAACGCAACGATGTCTCCTGGAATTGGGTCAGAGACCTTAGTTCCACCATTCATTTGCGCCGTTGCGGAATGTTCAATCCAAATTCCCTGGTACTCGTGGTAGAACCATGCAGTTAGACCAGAGCAATCCCAGCCAGAAGGGCCGATTCCCGAAAATACATACGGGG